CGGGCCGGTTACTGCAAGCACAGCAGAAAGATTTGATGGCTGACCAGTGGGATGTGGTGGAATTCCCTGCAATCATGCCTTCGGGGGAACCATTATGGCCTGAATTCTGGCAAAAAGAGGAGCTTTTAAAGGTAAAGGCTTCACTTTCGGTAGGAAAGTGGAATGCACAGTGGCAACAGAACCCTACATCTGAAGCTACTGCTATGGTCAAGCGGGATTGGTGGAAAGTCTGGGAAGAAGATGACATTCCTGACCTAGATTATGTAATTCAGTCCTATGATACTGCGTATAGCAAGAAAGAAACTGCCGATTACTCTGCTGTTACAACGTGGGGTGTGTTTCAGCCCTACAGAAACGGGGATCAGCACCTGATATTGATGGATGCGAAGAAGGGGCGGTGGAATTTCCCTGAACTAAAGGCCATTGCACAGGAAGAGTACGAATACTGGGAGCCGGAGTTGATGTTAATCGAGGCGAAGGCTTCTGGTACACCATTAGCGGACGAAATGAGGTTACTGAACCTCCCTGTAGCTACATTTAGCCCGGGTCGGAAACGTGGTGGGGGAGGTATGGACAAAACAACTCGTATGCATATAGTCTCTCCTATATTCGAGTCGGGAAAAGTATGGTATCCTGAAGGCGAAAAGTTTGCAGAGGAAGTTATCGAGGAGGTTGCGTCATTTCCCAATGGCGATCACGATGACTTTTGTGACAGCATGACGATGGCCTTGATGAGATTTCGTCAGGGTGGTTTTGTTAGTTTGGACGGCGAAGAATTTGAAGACGATCCGCCCCGCGTAGCAAGAGAGTACTACTAATGGCTAAAGCCCCCACAAGTTATGCAGGTAATCTAGCCAGAGCAGTTGGTCAGGGGGTAACCTTTGGCTTTGGCGATGAGATCGAAGCTGGCATTCGTTCGCTAGGAAGTGATAGATCCTATGACGAAGAAGTTGCCGACATCCGTAAATCCATATCAGAATTTCGTGACACTAATCCTGTCGCTGCTTACGGATCAGAAATCGCAGGTTCGATACCCACGGGCTTTGGACTTGCTGGTTTAGCTCTTCGTGGTGGTTTGAAGGGTGCGGCGAAGATTGGTGCTTTAGAGGGTAGCATCTATGGCGCAGGTGAGGGTGAAGGGGTAACTGGAACCGCGACCAGTGCAGCTTTGGGTGCAGGACTTGGTGCCGCTGGTGGTAAGATTGCTGAGAAAGCATTCGATGGCATAGCTCCGTTAGTTGGAAAATTTATGAATAAGACCCGTGGCTCGGGGACCGAGAAAAAAGGTGTTGGATCCGCGCAAGCAAAAGAAATTGTTAAGACAAAGAAGGCTTATAAACTTTTTGAGAAGGATCCCGAAACTGGGACCTTATATCCTTTGTTTGTGGACGCTAAGACTCCGGTTAAAGTTGGTGAGTGGCAAACAGCAGAGATCCCATTTAATTTTGCCGCACCTAACGGCAAGCAGTATGTACCTTCTAAAAAGTGGGATGGTTCGGCAGGAACGGGAGATAGTGTTGCTATTCCTGATCAAGCCACACGAGACATGCTCATAGAAAAAGGTTATTTACCGCAAGGGTCAAAGGCAAAAACAATAAAGGCTGTTGCGTTACGTCCGGGGTGGCATTCTGGTGAGTTCCCGGTTGCCTCGCACATTGGCCCTGAAGAAATGTTTCTGGGACAGAGGATGAAGACTCGTGGGCGTAATCAGGTTTGGGCTGAAGTCGAAGTTCCAGATGACGTAGACTTGCAAAGTGTTGCGGACGCACGAGCATCGATTGTTAAGTCAGGTCCTCGTAAGGGTGAGATTAATCGCGCCGAGGCTCAGATTACAGATGAGTTACCTATGGGTGGTAGCTACAAGTACCAGCAAGGTCAGGCTCGAGATGGTAACTGGATTATATCTGGTCAGATGAGAATAAACCGTGTGCTTGACGATGATGAGGTTTTGGCTATTAACGAAGCTGCGGGGATGCAGGATCTTCCTCGCTTGTCTCAGTTAATGGCGAAGAGTCAATCTCGGTCCTCGGACCTTGCACCTGTGTCTAAGAAAGAAGTCCTTGAGGGTGAGATTGTAGGGGAGAAGAGCGCCGCGTATGCGAAGCTGGAAAAGGAGGCCGTTGAAACTGGATCCTCGGGCATTCGTTCTTTAAAAGAGTTGAACATGGAGCTTCAGGGTGTAGACGATGCGTTTAATACTGGCAACGCATCTATAAACATTGACAAGTCTTTTGATTTTGTAAGTGGCGGCGATCCGGTTCGATCTACGTCTGACGAGTTTGTTGACTCTGTCAAGGATTCTTATGAGTTTGCTCGGGAAGAGGGCTTTAGCCGTGGCGAGGCTTTGATATCTGCTGTTCGTGAGAGAGTTGATGACTACAACAATATTTATCCTGATGCGTTGGATTTGAATTCTGTTCTTGACGATGTGTCTCGTAACGTGAATGACGACTTTGGTTTTGATCAGGCTCTTGGAAGATTTCGTGAGGGTCAGACTAACCGCAAAGCTTTGGAAGCGGAGTTAAGCACAAAGCAGAACAAGGCTCGTTTTGCGGAGTTGGAGGCTGAGAAGCAACAGTTTCGTCAGTCTTTGGGTATTACTGATGATACTCCGCCGGAAGAGGCTCAGAGAATTATTATGGACTTTGCCAATAAGCAACAGTCTGGTATTTCTGGGGCAGGTATTCCTGATCCCACTCCTCCGAAGCCTAACTTGAGGCTAGTGAAAAAGGCTGTGGGTGGCAAGGTTGACATGCGTTCTGGTATAGGCGACTTATTTAAGGTATATTCATAAAATGCGAACAGACAAAGAAATTATGAAACAGGCTGACAGGGATGTAACAAAGCTCCCTGACAACGAGTACGATAGATTTCTTGTGCTTGAAAAAATCAAGCGGGAGAGAATGGATAAGTTGGCAAAAGCTGATGGCGGCATGATCAAGGGCTTTAGTCCTATTGCCCGTCCACAGAGATTCAAAGGAACATTCTAATGGGTGAAAAAAACAAAAGTACTAAAGCAAAGACAACAGAAATGTCACCAGAAGCTTTAGAAGCAATTCGGGATACTGGAAAAACTTTTAAACCTAAAAAAATGGAACCTGATAAGCCAATCAGTGAGAAAGACAAAAAAGACATTGGAAGCTTAATTAAGAATGCAAAGTCCGGCGGCATGAATGCTGTACCTTCCAAGTATGAAGGCTTTTCAAAGTTACCAGAAGGTGTGCAGGAGAAGATAGATCCAAAGCTTGCAAAGAAATATAAGACTGGCGGTATGAGCAAGGCTGTACTAAAAGCTCGTGGCGGAACTTTTAAAGGAACATTTTAATGGCATTACCTCCACAGATGGTTGCACCTGCAATGGGTCCCGGCGGACCGGGGATGACCGCAGAAGAACAGATGACCGAGGTCCAAGTACCTATGGATCAGCAGGAAATGTTACCTCCGGGCATTGAGATTGTTGGCGAAGAACAGATGATCGAGGTTGAGGCTGAAGAGTACGATCACAATGCTAACTTGGCTGAAGTACTTGATGACTCGGTACTTGGAGCTTTGTCCTCGGACCTTGGTTCTAAGGTAGATGAGGATAAGTCTTCTCGTGAGGAGTGGGAAGAGACTATATCGAAGGGTTTAGTATTACTGGGGATTAATTACGAGGAGCGTTCCGAGCCGTTTCTTGGTTCGTCTGGTGTAACGCATCCGTTATTGAGTGAAGCTGTGACGCAGTTTCAGGCGCAGGCATACAAAGAGATGTTGCCTCCGGGTGGTCCTGTAAAGACGCAGATACTTGGTCAGCAGACTAAGGAAGTTGAGGATCAGGCCCAGCGTGTTAAGGACTTTATGAATTACCAGATTACGGAGGTAATGGAGGAGTTTGATCAGGACACGGATCAGATGTTGTTTTACCTTCCGATTACTGGTTCTACATTTAAGAAGGTTTATTTTGATCCGACACGGCAACGTGCTGTGTCTAAGTTTGTTCCGGCTGAAGATTTGGTTGTGCCGTATGCTGCATCAGATTTGCGTACAGCGGAGCGTTACACACATGTCGTTCGTATGAGCGAGAATGAAATCCGTAAGTTACAGGTAGGAGGTGTATATCGAGATGTTGACTTGTCTGCAACAGAAGATGAAGAGTCTGACTCAACAATTCGTGGAAAGGCTGACGAGCTTCAGGGATTGCGCCCGGGATACAGTGACGAGCTTTATACTATCCATGAAGTCCATGTTGATCTTGACCTTGAGGGATTTGAGGATCTGGATGAGGAAGGTGAAGCTACGGGTATCAAGCTGCCGTATATCGTCACTATGGACGGTGATTCGGGACAGATTCTCTCGGTAGTAAGAAACTATCGTGAGCAGGATCCAATGCGCCGCAAGCGTGATTACTTTGTTCACTTCAAGTTCCTGCCCGGTTTTGGTTTCTACGGGTTTGGTTTACTGCATATGATTGGAGGATTATCTCGTGCCGCTACATCTATTCTCCGTCAGCTTATTGATGCGGGTACGCTCTCGAATTTACCGGGTGGTTTCAAGGCCCGTGGTGTTCGTGTACGAAATGACGATGAACCTATTAACCCGGGTGAGTTCCGCGATATCGATGTTCCCGGCGGTGATGTTCGCAATTCTATTATCCCACTCCCGTACAAGGAGCCTTCTGCAACGCTGGCTCAATTACTCGGGGTGGTCGTTGATTCAGGTAGACGCTTTGCACAAGTTGCAGACACAAAGGTCGCGGATGTAAATTCACAGGCCCCCGTGGGAACAACGGTAGCTCTTATCGAACAGGGCTCGAAGATTATCTCAAGCATTCATAAGCGCCTACATTACGCACAAAAAGCAGAGTTCCGTATGTTAGCGGAGATCTTTGCTACGAATCCGATGCCGTATCCATACATGGTTGGTCCGAATGTCAACCCACAGATAATGGCACAAGACTTTGACGGGCGTGTAGATATTCTCCCTGTCTCCGACCCGTCAATCTTTTCTATGGCCCAGCGACTGTCTCTTGCCCAGACACAGTTGCAGTTAGCACAGGCCGCGCCGCAGATGCATAATCTGTATGAAGCCTATCGTCGGATGTATGATGCGTTGGATGTAAAGAACATCGACGCTATCCTACCCGCACCGCAGCCTCCACAGCCTAATGATCCGGCTATGGAAAATGCTATGGCTCTGAAGGGTGCACCTAGTCAGGCATTTAAGGAGCAAGATCATCGTGCTCATATCAGAGTGCATGCATCCATGATTCAGTCTCCTGCTATTCAGGCTAGTCCGCAGGCTTTCCTATTGTTGCAGGCTCACGTTCAGGAGCATGTGTCTTTGTTTGCTAGGGATATTGTTGAAGATGTATTCCAAAAAGCAGTTCAACAGGCACAGATGGCAGGAGAGGTAGTGCCACAGGTTGACCCAATGGCTGTAGAAGCTATGGTCGCACAGCAGATTTCAGAAACACTTGAACAGTTGGCACCTCTTCTTATTCCACCGCAAAAGCCTGACCCACTGGTTGAGATTCGCCAGCAGGAGTTGCAGAACGATACCACAGAGATCCAGCGTAAGATGCAGAATGATGCAATGGACTTCCAGATTGATCAGGCTAAGTTAGAGCAGTCGGCACAACTGGCTATGCAGCGTATGCAGGCACAGCAGGGTATTGCCAATGATCGTAACGAAGTAAACGTCTATCGTATTAACACTCAAGCTGATCTGAAGAGAGGTCAATGATGATGATGTGGGACATGCACAACCACACCACTAAGAAGCAGGCGGAAAAAAACAGGAAATCCAATGAAAAGCACAGCCACAAGGTTAAATGAGGCAAGCGAGGTCACGATACCTCTCCGCAACCTGATTAGTATGATTGCTTTTACCGGCGTTTCTGTTTGGGTTTATTTTGGTTTGGTTGAGCGTATCGCTTTCCTTGAGCATAACCTTGAGCTAACTATGCAAGAAGTAGAAGAGAATGATAACTGGATTGATGACTTTGAGCCGCCAAAATCTGTGCAGGACACTGTCAAGCGAGTGCATGATCTGGAGATTGAGTTAGCTCGAATAAAATTAATGTTAGGGGATAAGTAATGTTACAAGCTCTGATTGGTCCGGCGACCGAGTTAATTGGTAAGTTTGTCGAGGACAAAGACCAGAAGAACAAGTTGGCGCATGAGATTGCCACTATGGCGGAGCGCCATGCACAGGAACTTGCCAAGGGCCAGTTAGCTATCAATGCTGAAGAAGCCAAGTCACGGAATCTGTTTGTGGCGGGTTGGCGACCGAGCGTGGGATGGTGCTGTAGCTTGGCCCTATTCGCTCACTTTTTGGTCTTCCCGACTATGGATGTAGTGACTGCATATATGGGTGTTGAGGCAGTAGCGTATCCATCTTTTGATATGGACAGCCTAATGACTGTCTTGTTGGGTATGCTTGGCTTGGGGGGAATGCGTAGCTTCGAGAAGGCGAAGGGGTTAACCAAATGAGCTTTTTACGGAGACTATTAGACATGCTGTTTCTGAATAATCATGTAGGGGACATGGCGCAGCACAGAGTGCACACAACCAAGTACGAAGATCTGTGTAAGTAATGTCTGTCGAGACTTTTCTCAGGTGGAAGATCCTGCCGCGATTTATGATGCTGGCTAGTACGATAATGTCTTGGCGCTGCGCCGAATGGTTTATGGATTTACCAGATCCAACTTCGCAGCAATCAGCCTTTGTTTCGGTGGTGGTTGGTGCCATGACTGGCGTTTTTGGAATCTGGATGGGCCATGAGCACAAATAAACCTAGCCCGTGTGTAGGTATTTGTGTCTTAGACGAAGAACGTGTAAGATGTATCGGCTGTGGGCGTACCATAGACGAGATCATTAACTGGGGAAAGAAATGGCAGGACCAAGAATAAATCAGTTTGCAGATGATCTTGGTATCAACCGTTCTTCCGCAAAGAAACTTATGAAGAAAGCCCGTGGTCGCAAAGACGGCGGGTCAGAGACATTGGAGAAACACATGTCATCAGTTGCAAAGCCCCAGACCAAGGAAGAAGACGAAGAGACTAAGGAGCGGATGAGAAAAAAATTCGATCGTTCCAAGAAGCTCCGTGAAGCTCAAGAGGCAGAAATAAATGCCAAGGATGGCAAGTACATGTCATGTCGTGGCATGGGCAAAGCAATCCAAGGTGGAAAGTTCCGTGGAGTTAGCTAATGGGCAGGGAAGACGGCACTGATACAGTAGACAGCGTCGGCGGCTCGGCTTCTAGTGGCTCGGCTTCTAGCGGAATGTCGGATAACTTTGGCATGCATGACGACTCGTTCGGTCAGCAAGAGTATGGTGGGCCGAATAATTTAGGTGGATTAAGCGAAAATCATGTGAGAGCTTCGTTTAATGCCGTAAATCAAATCACCGATAAAAATCCTTACGGAAAAGATGGAATTTTTAGTCGAGTTCTTGGCATAGATCCATCTAAAATTGATTACTCAAATTTAATGGATTTAAATACTCGTTCTTCTATTGCGAACAACCAGTTTTCAAAATTTGCAAATCCAACAAACACTCCGGGTCGGCTTGGTTATAACCGTCAATTTGATACCGCTCCTACGGGTCAGCTACGCTCGGGAGTGCAAAAAGCGAATTATCAGACCGCATATGGTCCTGTGATGGAGCAGGCTCGAAAGCAAGGCACAGGTGAAATGCTTGCTCGTGGAGCAATGGGTCTTGTTGGTGGACCCATTGGAATGGCCTTGGCTCAGTTGGGTACTAAAGAGTACGGCTTGCCCGGTGTGACTGGTTTTGATTCTTTTGATCCTAATAACCCTCGCCCGGGTGGTGGTATTCTAGGCCAGTTTCTCGGTGGGTTAAATCCAACTCAAGCCAAAGATGCGCTTGTTGGTGCTTTCGCTCCTGTGGCCCCAGCCCCAGAACCTACTCCAATCGGCACTGCTCCAGTAAATACAACAGGTTTTGAGGAAAAGCGTAGTCAGCATCCTCTGACTGGAGAGAAAACAGTATCTACTCCTGTTGACAACACCCTCCAGCCGGGTTTTAGCCGCGCAACAACTGAAACACTGCCAGATGGTAGGACGATTACTGTGGATAAAGAAACAGGTGCAGTGTTTGGAACGAACCTGTTTGGTGGGCCGCAAAGCTCTCTTAATGCAACCACCGCTGGCGAACAGTTAGCGGGACTTTTTGGTGAGGATCCTAGAACGGCTGGTTTTCGCGATCTTGAGGGAATGATAAAGTCGGTTGTTGACGGAGAAAATTTACCCGACGATCAAAACATGTACGGCCCGGGGATGCCGAACCAGACTCCGTTAACGCCGGATGAGTTAAATAATATACTTGAACCATACGGCATGGAGCTAGGTCGTGGTTCCTCAACAGCTAATCAATTTGCTCAAGTAGATTACTCAAACCTCAAAAATGTTGGGGGCAACATGTATCAGCCTGTTCCTGAGACCAGTGCTTTTGACAGCTTCCTTGAGAGGTTCGGGATGAGAGAGCGCAAAAGAAAACCAAGTGGACAGATTTACTCTCCAAGCGGCTCTTCTAGTTTCTTTGGTGATATGTTTGATAATTTAAGAAATTAAGCAAGAATGAGAGAACTAATAGAGAATTGGGTGCACACTGATTTAAGTGTGGTTGACGCACAAGCTGGCTTTGCTCCTTGTCCTTTTGCAAAGAAGGCACTACAGGACGATAGGTTAAAAGTTGTTGAGTGTCTGGATCAGGAAGATCTGTGGAAGACTGTAGTAGCACAGTGCAAAAGATTTACGTCTAACCACTCGGTTGTTATTTGTGTTGAGGAAAATGCAGAACAGCCTTATGATCAAGTTGAAGCCGCATGTGTGGTAATGAATGAATGGTTCGCTGCTAATAAGATAGATTTATGGTTATTAGCTTTTCAAACAGATTTTACAATGGTATTCATACAAAGGTTGTCAGAGTTAGATGACGCTAGCAAAAAGCTAGAGAAAATGGGATACTACGAAAACTACACAAAAGACGATTATATAGGTCTAATCTTAACCCGAAGAAGGAAACGAGAAGATGGCTGGAGCTAAAAAGAAAGTTATGCGCCGCAATCGTGGTGGTAATGTAGTAGCTAAAAAAATGATGGGCGGCATGAACAAAGCCAAGAAGATGGCTATGCGTCGTATGCGCGGGGGCGCTATAAAAAAGAAATAAGGGGCATGTATGGACGTTTATAATTTTATTAGTCAATACAACAAGAGATTGATTGATAGGATGGATGACATAAGTCAATCCATCACAAGTGGTAGTGTTTCCGATTGGGAGGACTACAAGGCAAGAGTCGGCGAAATACAGGGTGTCGCTTATGCTCTTGATGAATTAAAGGCCCTGCTGAAAAAGGTGAATTATGTCGAAGACACTGATAGTACCTGACTACGTTGTCGCGCAACGCGAAGCGAAAAAGAAGGCCGAAGAGGCCGCAAAGAAAAAATCCCTTACAGAAAGAATTCCACAACCCACTGGATGGCGTATATTAGTCATGCCGTATATGGGTCGTGATAAGACTGAAGGGGGTATTTATGTTCCTGATCAAGTTAGAGACCGTGAGTCAAAGGCTACTGTTGTGGCTTATGTCGTCAAGGTTGGACCTCTAGCATACAAAGATGCCGACAAATTTGGTGGCGGTGATCCTTGGTGTAAAGTGGGTGATTGGGTGTGTATCGGGCGCTACGCTGGATCTCGGTTTAGTATCGAGGGCGGTGAAGTCCGCATTATCAACGATGACGAAGTCATCGCAACCATCGTCGATCCAGACGATATCAAGTCATACGGAGGGTAGTTGTGTCAACTAACGCCGCAGAAACTGAAGAAAAAGAAATCGAAGTTATAGAGGCAGAGGATGATACTTCTGCGGAGCTCGAGGTTGTTGAAGAGGAGCAACAAGAGGAAGGATCCGAGTCAAAAGAAGATGAGATTGAGCAGTATTCTAAATCTGTGCAGACTAGAATTAATAAATTAACGCACAGGTATCGTGAGGAGGAAGCTCAAAGAAAAGCCGCTGTTGACTTTGCAGCAGAAGTAAAGAAACAGAACGACGAGCTAAAAAATCGTTTAGAGTCTTTGGATCAATCTTACGTCGGTGAATTTGACACTAGAATTAAATCACAGGCGGAGGCTGCTAAACAAGCGTACCAAAAAGCTTACGAAGAAGGCGATGCCGACGGCATGTTCGAGGCTCAAAAGAACATAAGTCGTTTAGCTCTAGACGAAGCGCAGTTGGATCAAGCTCGAAAAAGGCAAGAAAGAGCCAGTGTTGCCAAAGAAGAAGCAAATAATGCTCCGGCTCCGCAACAACAAGCGGCGCAACAACCTGCTCCACCTGATCCGAAAGCGGAGGCTTGGGCTTCTAGTAATGAATGGTTTGGCACTGATCAACCCATGACATACGCTGCTTTTGGCGTACACAGACAGTTAATCGAGGACGAAGGATTTGACCCAGCGTCCGATGAGTACTATAATGAACTTGACAAGAGGATTCGTGCAGAGTTTCCACAAAAATTTAAGGAAACAAAGCGCGGTGATTCTGGACCCCGAGTCGCTTCTGCGGAGTCCAGTGCTTCTAAAGCACCGTCAGGAAAGGGGCGCAGAACAGTCAAATTGACTCCTTCGCAGATCGCAATAGCGAAAAGGTTAAATGTTCCGCTTGAAGAATATGCTAAGTATGTTAAGGAGTAAGAGATGACTGATTCTACAAGAACGCCACGCGAAGCGACAACTCGCGCTAAGACCCAGCGGCGCAAGCCTTGGGCACCGCCTTCAAAATTGGAGGCCCCGAAAGCACCGGACGGTTACCAACATCGTTGGATTCGTACATCACTTCGTGGTGAGGATGACAAGATGAATGTAAACGCCAAGCTTCGGGAAGGTTGGGAGCCTGTACGGGCTGACGAATATCCTGAGATGGCTGGTAAGTATCCAACTATCGATGATGGTCAGCATGCAGGTGTAATAGGAGTAGGTGGCTTAATGCTTGCTCGTATCCCAGAGGAAACGGTAGAAGAGCGAACTGAATACTATCGGGAGCAGACCCGTCAACAAATGGAAGCCGTGGACCAAAGCCTGATGAGGGAACAACATCCCTCAATGCCTATCCATTCGGATAGGAAAAGCCGTGTATCATTCGGAGGTAAGTCAGATGGCTGACCTCCTACAAAACAAGGAGTAAGCAATGGCAAACACTAATGTTGCCTTCGGCCTCAAGCCGATTAACACTGCTGGTAGCGCTCCAGCTACAAGTGGTGTAAATGCATACCCCATCGGCAGTTCCGCAGCAGCAATATTCCAAGGTACTCCAGTAAAGTGTGACAACGGTGGTTCAATCGTTGTTGGCTCTGCTTCAGGAGACACCGTGGCTTTTGTTGGCGTGTTCCAAGGATGTGAGTATGTTTCAGCCACTACCGGAAAGAAAGTGTTCTCGAACACATGGGCCGGTTCAGGAAGTGCAGACACAAATTTCCCGATCACAGGATTTGTGTATGACAACCCACTTCAGCGCTTCATTATCGCTACTGATGCGACAATTACAGATGAAGCAACCGCAAAAGCAGCTATTTTTGAAAACACACAGTTGGATGGCGGCGCAAGCGGAAGTACAACCACAGGAATCTCATCCGCAAAGATGGATGTTGCTACACTAGACTCATCAAACGCCTCTCTTCCTTTGAAGATTGTTGGCATTCTTGATGATGTAGACAACGAAGACTTTGCAGCCGCAGGTATTCCTATGATTGTGATGATCAACAACCATGCATTGCTTCAGGCCGATTCTGAAGCGGCAATTTCATAGGGAGTTAGATAATGGCTATTTCTCGCGCACAACTTGCCAAAGAACTAGAGCCCGGTCTAAACGCTCTCTTTGGAATGGAATACACCCGATACGAAGGTCAGCATGCTGAAATCTTCGACACCGAGTCATCAGACCGGGCGTTTGAAGAAGAGGTGATGCTGTCAGGTTTCGGTGCAGCACCTGTTAAGGGTGAAGGCACAGGTGTCACTTTTGACGATGCCAACGAAGCTTACACTGCTCGTTACAACCACGAGACAGTGGCAATGGCCTTCTCAATCACTGAAGAAGCAGTTGAGGACAATCTTTACGATCGTCTTGCTTCTCGGTACACTCGTGCCCTTGCTCGTTCAATGGCACACACAAAGCAGGTTAAAGCTGCCGCAGTTCTTAACAACGCTTTCTCCGCTGGCGCATTTGCTGGTGGTGACGGTGTTGCTCTCTGCGCCACTAACCACCCGCTTACAAACGGTGGCACATTCGCCAATGAGCCAGCAACTGCCGCTGACCTGAATGAGACTTCTCTTGAAGACTCTCTCATCAGCATTGCTGGTTTCACTGACGAGCGCGGTTTGATCATTGCCCTTAAAGGCATGAAGCTTATCGTTCCTCGCCAGCTTCAGTTTGTTGCCGAGCGTCTTATGGTATCAAACCTTCGGGTAGGTACAGCAGACAACGACACAAACGCATTGCGCTCAATGGGCATGCTTCCAGACGGTTATGTAGTCAACGACTTCCTAACTGACACAGACGCATTCTTCATTAAGACTGATGCGCCAAACGGCTTCAAGCACTTTGAGCGTATGGCTCTGTCAACTGCAATGGACCCAGACTTCGACACTGGCAACATGCGGTACAAAGCTCGTGAGCGTTACAGCTTCGGCTTCTCAGATCCTCGCGCAGTGTTCGGTTCACCGGGCGCATAAGTGTAGGCAAAATGATATTAAAGGGCAGCTTCCATGCTGCCCTTTTTTGTTGTACAATGTTTTATTCCTGACAACTGCATTGGGCGGTTGACACTAGCCACGACAGGAGACTTAAATGGCTACCACTACTTTCTCTGGTCCTATTAAGGCCGGAACTATCAAGAACACAACAGGCACGACTCTCGGCTCAAACATTGCTAACGTCGGTCAAGTTGTTATGGCTCAAACATTTTCAGCAGATCTATCAGGCGGCGCTCTAGCTGCTCAAGTTACTGATGTTGTTATCCCTGCAAACTCTCAGATTATTGACTGTGTGATTGACGTTATTACAGCCGCTAACGCTACAACCAACCTTAGTATCGGTGATACTGTAGGAGGTGCAGCTACAATTCTGAACACTTTTGCAAGCGGCACAACTGCTGGGCGTAAGTACCCAACAACTCAGGCTGGTGCTGCATTAGCTTGGCAGGACACTGGTACAGCAGACATTCGTTTGACTGTGACAGCTTCTGCTGCAACAAACGCGGGTCTTGTTCGCTTTACAATCCTGTATCAGCAGAACAACAACCTTGCT